GTGTACTGAAACCCATCATTCAGAACAATACTATTCTCAGCACACCAACAACTCATTCAATCTCACCTATCGAATAAATAATAATAATAATCAACCAAATAAAACACCATACTACACATTCATAATATTTTTTCACTTTACACCCACCGTAAAATTCCGTCCCAGGGGTAAGAATACCAATCGTTAACTGATATTTCATCTCCTGATTGATCCCCTGTTTGCCCTCCTGTAATTCCTCCGAACTCGTTAATATGAGCACCCACGTTTTGCTGTTGCCCAATATAAATCTCAGTATGACTAGTAATATTCAAAAGTATATCACCTCGTATCAATTCGTTAGCACTGTTACCAAGTCCAGGCATCCATGTAAAGCCTGCGTTAGTGAAGTGCTGTATCATAGTCTCTGTATTACCTGCTGGAATAGGAACATCAAATCCTGCATTATGGAACGCATGATATATAAGACTAGAACAGTCATAATCAGGACCGTTTCTATTCGCTTGATCATACCCGTGTGTATCATCTGCAGCTATTGATATTGCCCACTTAACAGCTTGTTCTACATCTCCATTCGGTGCTTCACTTCCGTTTCCGCCAATACTTCCGCTTGCATCAAAAGTGATCGCTTTTAACTTAAAGCCAGTAATAGGTGTCCATTTTTGGCTCTGGTAATATTCAAGAGATTTTTCTACATACGTAAAATCTGTTCCCTCGATATTCAAACCGTTAACCATTCTGTACATATCACGATCAACAAAGTAGATATATCCATCTGGGTTTGGGCTTCCAGCATAGAACACAGGATCATTATTAAATGTTCCACTTATAATTGATATCCCAGCCAAAACAACCTCCACATCATTAATACCTGTCCAATAGTTACCTACGTTAGTAGCGCTTACAATCTGTCCCGCCCATTCAGGTTTGCATGTCGGAGTTCCAGGGTTAGGGTGTGACGGATACCATGTATTATAATCAACAACTGCCTCTATAACACTTAATGAGTTTCCGTATATATGGCCGTACTTCGACCAGTTCGCATCTCCGCTAGACTTTATATCACCTATAATGGTTTTTAATATCGTTCCGTCTGCTAACTCCCAGTTAATCGCATCTCCTACGCCACCGAAAGTTTCAGTGCATGCTATGACATATCTACCGTCGATATCTCCGAACCCCTCCGAATCGAAGTTTTCTCCTGCATCTTGTTTAAGCTTCCATTGTAAGCTTGTTTGATCGGTAATGAGTTGCCACCCCATATATGTATATACATTGTTGCGTCCCTCATAGTCGATGTAGATAGGCATTTCAACGCTCGATTCCATCGATGAAGTTCCAGATGATGCAGGTGAATACGACGAATACAAAAGCACATGGGATGAGCAAAGAAGCAGGCACAAAGCACATCGTAAGAAACATAATTTCCAACGCAATTACAATCACCATTTTCATTACAGCCCCATTCTAACTATATCCCTGAACCAGCTTTTAATTTTCCCGTTCTCGAAGTAAACGCAGCCTTTCTTGTACGCATCCATAAGGCGCTGGATGTACGGGCTTCGTTTCGCTCCTTTCAACAGCATTACGTTCGGTTGCATATCCTCGGTAGTTGCTGCGAACGTAATAGGATATTGTAAATCAACAGATAGGGATAGATAGAACTTCCCATTCCTAACATCGTACCATACCCCTATCTGATTCTCATAGTATAACAGCGTGAACTTATATTCGCAAGTCTTAGTTTTCTTCGCAATGAAATTTGCGTTATCCCTAAGCATTTTGTTTTCAATGGCGTAATCACCATATCGTGTTCCCTCCATGAGTTGACCTCTACGCGTAGATTTCTTCTTTGCTATGAAGTCCTCGTCTTGAACAAGCTCAACAAGTATTTGGTTGTCGTTCCCGTATAGCTGTCTCGTTTTACCCCATGGAATATCCAAGTCCCAATAATCCATATACGGGTTGCTCGATGATACTGCGTTAGCGAGCATGAGCCATTTCAATTGGTCACGGTCACGATCGATCGTTTGATCTAAGTCAAGGAATGATTCTACCTCGTTAGGTAGGTAGTGTCGAACACCTTTATCAATGATGAATTCTTCGAATATTCCAATTTTCACGTTGGGAAACGGAATAGATTTTTTGGTAGGGGCATCAGTAAGCGCCATAGCTATACCGAACGCCTTATTGTCGCAGTACATGATATTGCCCTCGGCTTTGAGGTTAACTTCATGGAAAAACCCCAGACGTTCGATATCATCGAATATCTTTCCGTTGTGCATTCTCGTAAGTTCCCGTAACTCTTCTTGAAATCTACGCAAATAGAAGAACTCGAAAGGCTCGTTTGTATTTCGGGTTTTCAAGTACTTGTCTACAACATATGAAAGTGAACCTACGGTTTTACCGCCGCCACGGTTCCCCAATATGACGTTGTAGATCGCATTGTAGCTAAGAGTTTTCTTCGGGTTCCAGTACAAATTTCCTCCTTAAACTAAAGCGCTCCCGCCCTCTGTTGTAACAGCGGACGGGAGCTAGGCATTGGAGCGGTTGCCATAAGCGGGTCGGATACACAGCGGGCAATTTCTGCGATGAAGCCCCAGCGGGTTCTACCCCGTGCCTCCTGAAACTTCGATACCGATTATCCATCCTATGACTTGTTGTCTTTTGCCCTAAAGGCAGTATAGCACGAAACCGATCAGGATGCAACCCTGATTCTATTGATCGGTTAAACCACGTCAAGTTTAATTTCGAGACCCTCGAGCTTTGCAGCCACGGCATCCGCCACTATCTTACCTACTTCCTCAGGATCAACGCCCATGCTGCCCGCAAGAGCCTCGATTGCAGCAGCCATTGCAGTACATTGCGTTTGCAATTCTGCAAGCTGCGGCACCGTGTTGTAGTAGAGCTGGTAGAACGGGGTAGGCTGGTTAGAATAATGCCATTCCCATACCGCTTGTCCAATTTCATCCAACGTGTACATGATCTCTTCTCCCTTTCCGTCGTAGTTCGGTCTGAAAAACGCAGTAAAGTAATTTCCCTGGTTGTTGCGAGTGACGCGCGTCACTTTGGAAGTCGTATTGCTTCCTCCGTAGTTACCCTCGATGGTTCCGAAGTAGCCGTTCTTGTTTGCATCTATTCCCGACCACTCTACTATTCCGATATGATCCATCCATCCTAGATCAGATCGACCGTCCCAATTGAACGCGACCAAGTCTCCCGCTTGCGCTTCGCTGTCTGGTATCCGTTGCAGCTGCGACACTACACCTGAAACAGATGCCGAGCTGTTCCACAAGTCGGGTTGGATCGAATCCTTTACATAGCTTTGGAAAAGGGCGCACCATGGAGTGTTCTCGTCCCACCCGTAGTATGACGTGAACCTGCTTCCGTTCTCCCCTATGTACCTCGCGGCTGCTGCAACTGCCTGATCCGCCGTAGCCATCATTCCACCTCCGACCCCATAAGAACAAGAGCTATCTCGTCTTTGGTTAACGGCTTCGGCTCCTGATTCGGTAGCTCTGGATCGCCGCTCTTACGAGTGTTATCAGTCCATCTTATCTCAAGACCGCTAAGCAGATCTATCAACTTATCGCACATACCATCTCCTATTGATCGTTTTTATAGAACAATTGCATGAGATTCGAGTTCTTGAGTTCAGGGTTGATTTTCATAATATTTTCAAGAATCGAAACAACCTCCATGCATACGATGATTACACACGCTGGAACGAAAAGCGGAACGCTGAATCCGAGCGTAGGCACATGGAGAACGAACACTTCCATAAGATATGCCATTACCATGATCAGCACCAGTGCTCCTTTATGGAACAACCCCTCGCGCATTTTCGATGAATTCAGGTTCTTTTCCTTAATAGCCCCTGCGAACCCGCTCACGATATCGAGCACCATGAACGATATCGCCGCAAGAAATGCCCACCAAATTTCTTCCATTTCAATACCACCTATCAGATATGTTGAAGTTTATACCGCTCATGTAGAGCTTGTTCGTGCCGTCATGATCGAGCCACAAGCTCATTTCCCCGTTCGGCTCAACGGTAAGAATATCGGTCATGTTCGTAACGGTTATATCCGTCGTGCTTCCGATCACTACAGGTATACGAACCGTCTTATCGGGTCGGCATTCTTCGGGTAGCGTCGCGAACACCGTCTTAGCCGTGTAATCGGTCAATGTGAAATCGCCGATAACCTGCACATCGTTTACGCTGGATAGCATGACGGTAACATTATCGACTTCCGCGCCCGAGGGCGCTACGGTCAACTCGTAGCGCCCTTTGAACGTCTTGAAGAAGTTCGGATTGCCTTTGTCGGGAGTATCGGCCATACTACCTACTCATAATAGCATTGTAAACGGCCGCGGTGATGGGAGTATCGCCATACGACTTATTGTTTATCATACACGGTGAAATATTGATGAAAATACCAGTTCGACGCTGAATCGTAGCCCAAATGGTCAGATCTATGCTCCCATCCGTGTTAACGTCTATGGAAACAGTGTTTACGATAGTATTCTCGTTCCCGCTTGCTACGGGATCAATAACCGAAATACCAAGCGAGTTAACGGTGTATTTTTCAGACGGAGGGAATCTTACCATTCCAGGGAACTTGATAGTCGTCGCAATACCCGAATTGGTGTGCTGGATCGTCCCCGCTATGTAGCCGTATACTTTCATCCACGATCCGTCGTTAGAGCAAATGCATTTCAAATTTCCACCACTCAGTACAATGTCGCCTGTAGGAGAAACGGTTACGCTTGAATCGGTCGCATCTTTTTTAACTACGTTTGCAGGGTTGAAAGTAAGCGAATTGGTAATAGCGTTCGCTGCTGAATTAGCAGTAGTCGCCAACGCGCTAGCCGCGCTTGCCGAATTCTGTGCAGCCGTAGCCGTCGCTCCTGCTGTATTGGCCGTCTCTGTAACCGTAGCAATCTGATCCGTGTGCTCGCTAACAGTCGCTTCAAGCGCGGTAACGCGTCCTACGGTCGATTCCCCGCTTGACTTGTTAGCTTCCATGCCTGCATCGATCTTGCTCATAGCGTCGTTCACATCGCCGAGCCACGTGGGTTTGTCGGTCGCGATGAACTGCGGGAGGTCATAATTAGGTGTTTTGTTAGTAGATGCCATCTAAGGCTCCTTTCGTTAAGCTGCCGTATAGTTCGTAAAGTCGAAGTAATAAGCCGTCCACCCCATAGCGTCGTAAGCCGCCGCCGTGTAGCCCTTGGCATCGTAGCCTCCTGCGTTCCAGTCGGCGCGGTGGAAGTTCGCTAGCTGTTCGATCATGGTCTGGTAGCTGCTCAACTCGCCTGTAACAGGCGAGTAACCGCCGTGGTTGAAATCGAATAGGATGTAATCCTTGTCGTACAGATCGTATTCTTTTGCTGTCATTCCGAAACCGTCAAGCTCCGCAGCCGTCTTTCCAGCTACGTTCCATTGCAGGCAATTCGCAGCATGGTAACGGAGCCAATGGTATATTTGATTCACTACCAACCCTACATCTCGGCATTCGCCTGTAGTCGGGTCGAAAACGTTGCGGTCGAAATGACATATCAACTGATCGATGTAATCTTTCAGTTTCAATATCTCCCAGTCGATGTAAGCACGGTTCGCTTCGTCGCCCGCCTGTATTATTTTCATCAAGGCGGCTTTTGCCTGCTGAACTAGACGTTGCGCGTACTCTTGAAGCTGCTTGGTCTGCTCCAATTGGTCGGCATCGAAGTAAGTCTTCAAATCGGATATTTTCTTATTGTAATCCGCTATAGCAGCTGTAAGCTTCATGTTCAGCGCATCGAGGTAAGAATTGATATCGTTCAAAATAGGGTTAAGCTCCGACCAATGAACGACATCCTTATCCTGTTCCGACAACTCCACGATTGCAGCCATCAGCTTACACAGATCCTCGTAGAACGTAAGTGAATCGGTGTAGAACGAGGGGCTTGTTTGGTTGACTTTCAGGCACTTGTAACGGTTCCTTATCCAGTCGATCGTTCCGCTCATAGTATCACCTCCTACCAGATCATCATGAAGCACTCGCGCACTTCCTTTGATTCTACGACCATGCGGTCAATGTTAAGCAGTTTGTTCCCGATTGTCAATAGCTGCTCGAATAAAGACGGGTCGAATCTCCTGCCTGTTTTATCTTCGATCATGTTGCGGTCTTTCTTCTCGTTAAGCTGCCGCGTCGAATCGTTTTTGGTCGTGGCCGAAGAATCGCTAGTTCCCTCAGTGTCGTTCTTCTCAGCACTCGTAAGCCATCCGTCATCTAAGTTCGCTATACGGGCTTGCGGAGTGTCGAGCCTGCGACCCGTGAAAGTGTCGCCCGTAGTGCCGTGAGCCGAGCTTTCCCCGTTGGCGGTCGCCGTTATGCCCTCGTCTGTGAGAATTCCCTCCATCACTTTAACAGTGTCGGTGTAATCCTCGCCGATCAGATGCGATGCATCGAGCACCTCTAGCGAGTAAAGATGATTGTAGTACGGCATGATCATCTGCATCGCGTTGTCCATGCGCCAACTGAATTGCGCAACCGTCTCGCTTCCGATCTCGTAGAAGTAGTAGTTGCGTATGATCTTGTCGTTAAGAACCTGCCTATGGGCTTCGTCGTAGATATGGTAATTCGAAAGCCCGAGCATAGCGTACAGCTTCGGCCAATTTTCGGGCGACTTCGTTAACCCCATGTTGTCCATGGAGTTTTCGATGTAGTACCTTAGCAGCGTTGTGTAGTTACTCACCCAGAATCAGCCTCCTAAGCCTTGCGAGCAATCCGTTCTCCGAACCGTTCGATTCGTATCCCGTCGCGTCGCCTCCTGCAACCTCGTCGGTCATCCCAGCAGTCGGGATTGCTCCCTCCTTGTCGGTTCGAATGTAAACGCCGCTTCGGTAATTGACTTCCACCGCCGCGCCTTGATAGCCTTTGCGATCAAGAAGATCGTTGATTGCTTTCTCGGCTTTTTTCCTCGGATTCAGCCGCGTGAACCTGTGCGCTTCAACGTCGCCCATGTTCGACATGACCTCGTTAGATATCATGCGCTCTTTCTTGTCGGTGTTCGTGTTCTCGATTCCGCAGAACGTTAGCATTTCGTTCCTTATCTGATGATCGAGAATCTTCATTTCTCCTGCAACATACGGACTTGTATTGTCCAGAACTTCAAGATCGGTAAGATCGAGCTTATCATCGGCCATGATGTAAAACTCGTTGTCAGCTATCTTGTTCATCAAGTTGAGCACGGAAAGCTTAACTTTCTCGTTGCATTTGATGATCTTAGGCGTTTTCTGTTGAGCGACGTTAACATCTATTGAACGCTGGATGTTAGCCAATCTGCTAGCGTACATCGAAAGCTTTGCGAACGGACTTATACGTATCTGATTATCGAAAACGATCACACAGTTCTCTTTCGACAATTGCAGGTTAGGGACGTTCGGGTCTACGCAATAGCTTCTATAATCCTTTGGGAGCTGGTACATGTTCATCTGCCCTTGCAGCATTAACTGCATGATAGCGTAACCGAGCGGAGCATCTTCGGGAGCAGCCTTTTCAAGCAGATCGTCGTAGATGAAACCTACGAAGCCGTTGAACATGAGCCACCATTCGAGCATGCGTGCATCGCAGCCCTCGGGGAGGTTATTCCACTCGAACACGCTCATATAAAGGTTCATCATATCGTAAAGCTCGTTGTAGAAAGTTATATCGTTCATAGCTTTCTGATTAAGATTCTGATACTCGCCTCCGAACTTGCCGAAGAAAACATCGGGCGGAACGGGGTTTCCGAACGTCACTAGATTGTTTCCTGTTAATTCCATTTCTCACCTCCTACACTGGGCTGTTGTCAGTGCTGTAGTTTCCGATATCGTCATCATGCCAAAACGTTATGCCTTGGTCGAAAAGGTTGTTTATGCGTGCCATGGCATCGGACGGGACGTTCCCGCGCATCATGGCGTTTCTCGTCTTGACGTAGTTCCAACGTCTACGCCCCGTAACGTTGGGAACTTTGACCGATTGCGTGGTATAGCCGTACATATCGAAAAACTGATCGATAAGAACCGCGAACTCCTTGCGCACGCACAAACGAAACGCGCCGAAAGTACCGTAGCCGATTCCAGCCATGGTTGCATTGGAAACCGTTCCAACAACCTTATCTGGTACTTGGCTTGCATCGAACACGTTTGCCCCGAGGTTGGCAAGACTCCATGCGCCCGTACCCGCCGATGCGGTTTCGAGCGGCGTAAGCTCCATGGCGCTCGAACGGGTTACAACGTCGGCGCTGTGCCTCGCGCTTTGCAGTTTTCCAGCGTTAGAGGCTCCCCATGCAACGCCTCTTGCCGCTGGAATGAGCATAGCCGCTCCCGCAGCGAGGTTCAGCATGTTGTTCCCTGCGTTCTGCGCCAACCAGTTCTGGTACGAGTTGTACGTCCAAGACGCTTGTACAAGCCCTCCCAACGGAACCTGTTCCTCTACGTTCGTTGCTATGCCGTTGTAGTTCTTCGGTTGGCATAGGATATCGGCCGCAGGGTCGGGGGTTCCCCGAACGTTGAAAGACGGTTGCGTTGCGTCAGCGAAGAACTCGAATCGGTAATCGTGGTAAGCGCCTCGGAAGTTAGTCACCCTACAGAAATTGAACGGATAGGTGTAGAGCTTGGCGTTCCTCGGCGTGTAACCGTCAAGCCCGTTCCTTGCGCCGATGAACGGGTTCCACTCGACTTGTTTAGTTTCGGCTTTGAGAAACGTTTTGAAAACGTTTTGACCGCTCGGCCAATTCGATGGTATGAGCGAGCGCGGAAAAAGGATGATCGAGCTTACCGCCGCTCCGCCTCCCGCAGCGTTCATTTCGTAAAGAAAACTGTTTACCTCGTCCAGCGTTCCGCTTTTGAACACGTACATCCCGCAGCCCGAGTAAACCGCGTTGTTCCATCCCCCAGACGAACTCCGCTTTGCATAACCGCCTACACCGTTATCGTATGGTTCTTCCGCCGTGAACACTATCGGCACGAGTTCGGTAAGCCCAGTTGACGGATGATTTGTCGAATCGAGGTTGTCGTTGGCTACGTATTTAAGCTCGCCTGTAGAAACAGGTTCGTCCAATAGGTTTGCACCCACCTCGTCGTTCTGAATGTGCTCGCGCTCGACGTAGCACTCGGTAAGATCGTAATCGAACGCCCATGTTTGCAGGTCATCGATCTGAAACACGATCTTGCAAACGCCGTCGTTGACGTAGATGACATCGGTGATAAAAGCGTACCACCATTTTGAACGGTTGGGGTTGGTGAACATCATGTAATTGTAGCCGTATAATTCGTTAGCGTCTTGGTTGAAGCTCACTATGTTTTCATCTGGACGTATGTAAACTGCATCGCTCATAACCTTAGTGCACTTGCCCGCGAAGTAAGCAGCCTGAGCGCTTGCCGATGGAAACGTCATCGTATTCACCGTGTTCGAGGGAACCTGAAAATTCACGGTTCCAACGCGTACTATCGAAGCTGGAATCATTTCTCACCTCCTTAAACCAGGAGGGCTTTCGCCCTCCTGTAGAATCTAAGTTAAGCGGACACGGTTACCGTCGCGGTTCCCGACTTCGACGTGTCGAACGTCGAAGTTGCGGTTACCGTAAGGCTTGTATTGGTCTCGTCGGTAGCGACGTACAAAACCCCGCCGTCTATGTGCGTTCCAGAAGCGAGGGGTTCAGTTCCCGTGACTTTCCACGTCACGGTTTTATTGATGACACCCGTACCTGCAACGGTAGATTCGAACGTTATGCGCTGCCCTTTGGAAACGGTTGCGCTCGTGGGCGAAAGCGTAACGCCCGTGACGGTCGAAGCATCGGGGTACAACGCGATCATGGTATGAAACGGACTGATCGAGAACGTTTTCCAAGCATGGAGCCAATAGTTCCAATACAAACCCTCGCCGTTGTAGTTCTGCGTCATGTTGTTCAAGTTGTCGAAAATCATCGTAGAATCGATATCAATGAGCACGCCGTTAAGAGCTTCGAGAATTTCGAGTTCGTCCTCGGTGAACTCATGATATGCTGGATCAACAGTCTCGGCTCCCGTCTCGGGGTCTACAATCGTGAACAAGCGCTTCATGCGATCCCAATCATACTGTGCGAAGCTGTTCACAGTGAGCGAACGTTGGGTGTACTCTGCATACGACAAGTTAAAAGCAGCCGCCAACGCGGAAACATCGTACTGAGCTTCAACCATGTTGGTTAGAATCAAACGTTGGTTCTCAAGCGGTGTTGTGGTTGTCACCCCTGCCATGTTGTACTGATTGGATGCCCATGTGAGATCTTTGGCAAGTGCGCGAATCTGGATTAGATTCTGCTGAATGTTGTCGGTCGTATCCATCGGTTTCACCTGCATAGGATACATGTAGCCGTTGATCACAGCGGTTGCGAGCGTGTACTTGATCATCTGATCCTCGTCGATCTGCAACGCCTTAACCATCGAATCGATGATGCGCGATACGAGGTCGCTAACACCCTGCCACGATATGAACGCCGTTTTAAGCTGGTCGTTCGAGACGGTCTGCTTATAGTAGATCTGAAAGTTCATCGCATGGAACGCCGCTTTAACGTTGGGAATCTCGCGCTTGTAGATCGTGCGCTCGGAGTTCGCGGGCGCATACTTGAACGGTTTGGCGATCTCAACGTAAACGTCCTCAACGATCTCACCAGTCTCGATATAGCCTTTCTTTAGGTCGATCAAATGCGAGTTGTACGAGATGTTCTTGACGTAAACGAACGCGATTCGATTAATGAGCGCCGTTAGAAACGGATTGTGCATAACGTCGTAAGAATCGACCAATTGGCCTACAGCGCGCGAATCGTTGGTGAGTGAGAACGAAGTTACGTTACCGCTCCCGTCAACGGTTTCGTTGACGAGACCAGATCGTTTAAGATCGTTGTAGAACTCTACGGCGCTAGGATCATCCAGACCTGCCACGGCTTCTACAATAGCGTGTCCGTCCTCGAGACCCTCCTTAGCAGCGGCGGCCTCTAACTGCTCTTTGCTTGGTTTTACAGGCATAGCTTCCTCCTAATATCCTTGACGGAATTTGAACAGCGTCTTGATTCCCTCGGGTCGGGCATCGCGCTGTATATCCTCGGCTTGATCTCTTTTTGCTTGTTCGGGCGATGTGAAGTACATCGAAACGTAACGGTCGCGGTACTGGTCGCGCTCTACCTCGGCGGCTTCCTTAGCCGCACGGATTTCCTCCAACTCCTTTTCCTTTTCGGTTAGCTGAGACCGAACATCTGGAAGTTCATCAAAGATGGCATCCAGCCTTGCAGCTGCTGCCAAACGCTCGCTTCCATCCTCGATCTGCGCTAAGTTTTGCAAATCATCTTTGTAATCGCTCATACATTACCTCCTATCTTATTGTAAAGAACTTAGTATAAAGTACTATACCACCATCTACATGATGGTTAAAGAGCTTCCCCCAATATTTCGCACCGACTGCAAAATTATCAAATGTCACTTCGGTATAACAATCGTCGGGGACTTCCTCGTTTTCACTGGGCTTGTAATCATGGCATCGTTCGGGCAGTCCCGCGCAATGAACTGTCAATTCGCCGTCCGATTCGAAAACGTAGGTTTTTGGCCGTAGAACCTTGAAACGCTGGAAAGTATGTTCGTGTTTCCAGGCTCCCAACCTGTAAGGATCTATATCAAGAACATCGGGCATGTAGGTTCCGACGAGGTAGAGCGAATCCGTGTCGGCGTACACGAACCTATGGTATACGGATTGAGCCGCACGTATCGTTTTATCTCTTGCGTAAGCCGTTATAAATGATGCAACTGCAATGTAAATCGGTTCGCGTTCCTCTTCTGGGAGTTTCTCATACCATATCCTCCCATCTCTTTTAACTGGTTTCATGCTCGCGCATTTAGGGGATGTTCCGAATTTTCCATAGGAGCTATTCATGCGGAGTTTGAAAATGGAACGCATTCCATAGTTTCCAGATTCGGCTGCTTGAACCTTTCGTTCGTTGCATTCATCGATGAACCCGTCGAACAGATGACGGCTGCCCTTGAACATCCATCCCTCATAATACTCGATGGAATGCACGTCGTACTGATCGAAAATCAATTCCAAGTCCACGTTTGTAACATACCGCACAATCTCGCCCTTGGTGTCATCTATGTATTCTGTCGGGGCGAACCTGTCCGAATAGGCGGCATCCTTAACTTGGATGCACGGTACATGATCGGGCTTCAACGTCGCATCGATCTTGACAGCCTGAACAAACAACGGGTAAAGCAGGTTCTTCTCGTACTTGCCCTCGAATCGCACAGGGTCGCCGTATGGTAGAAGCTCATATCTCATAACGGACGGGTAGAGGCTGTTAACGTCGAAAGATATCCCCTCACCCACATCGAAGCCTGTGAACATAGGGTTGTTGTAAGTGAAACCGCCCTTATACGAACGCCTTATCTCTTCGTCGTAATCGGGAACGGGAAACATCTTTCTGAACTTCTTGTTCCCTCCTATGCTCCGCTTGTACGCAGCCAAGGCGTTAGAGCCTGCCGTCATTTTAACGTCGCCCTCGTCCAACATGATTTTCAGCGCTTTCGCAACGATGACCACATCCTCTTTGATGTAGGCTATCTCATGCTCTGTAAGCTTGTGGCCTACCTCCCTGTATCCATCGTAATCAAGATCCAACTTGCAATCGGGCAATCCGAAAGCTTTAGGAATCTTGGAAACGGGCATGGGGATTACTTTAAGCGAATCTCGAATCTCGATAGTGTGAGACGGCGTGAACCTGAGCTTGCAACAATAATGGTTGCCTTGATCGCTTATAAGCGTTGAGAACGTTTTTCTTGCAGAATGCTTTATATCCTCTACCCACTCCCAGCCGTTATCATAAAGCCAATTGTAGATGAACTCGCCGTCGAACTTGAGATTATGGAACCATATAGTAGAGTCTGGAATAAACCTCAGCCATTCCATGAAATCATCTATAGAATTTCCATACTGAAAATCATCCGTGTTCTCGACGTTGCACGATGCGTAAGCCCATACCCTGCAATCGTCAATGTCTGTGGTGGTTTCAAAATCGCATACGTACTTGCCCATGCGCCGCCACCGCCGTTCTCAAACAGTTCTCGAAGAAAGCCAAGCATTGTATATCTCCCTCCATGCTTTCCTTATAACAGTCATACGTATCGTCATATACATGTTGTCATCGTATACGAGATCGATTCTCAATGCCTCGTTGAACGATTCGTAAGCTTGCCGTAAATACGCGGGATCTTCGACCATTATCTCGGTGATGATGGCGTTGACTTCTCCCGCAGCTTTCGGAAACCTAGTTGTCATGCCCGACGTGGCCATTGCATCCATGTAGTTCTCGTAGAATGAAGCAGCTTTATCGTACACGTTCTCGCGCGTCGCCTCCCTTGCACGGTTAAGCAAGCGCTCTATCTGATCAGCGCTCATTTCAGCAGGCGTAATTGTAGCGGGCTTGAGGTTGTATTCGACAATAGTTCCCATGTTGCCGGTCTTGATGCCCGCATCTGTCTCGATGCCTCGGCGCTTCCTTTCTACGGATTTCCTCCTTTCCTGCACGCTAAAAGCAATCTGAGCCTCCCGCATCTGCCATTTCGGCATAATCTCACCGCGTCTGTTCTGCACAAGCTGGAACGCAGAAGCCGTGCCGCCTCGGTTAAGCGAATTAACTATGCGGTTAAGCTCGCGGTTCGAATGGATGGTTGATCGCAGGTTCTTAGCAGACATTGTGGAGGGTAGGTACTCCGCATCCTGAGGGCGGCTTCTTCGAGCGTATGACAGCGCAGCGTTGTAACGGCGGACGGCGGAATCTAATCGCTTAACCTGGGCATCAGTCCATCTAATTCGAGGTGTTCGAGGCATGTTGCGTAAACCCCTTTCCCGTAAACAACGTTATCGATAATCAAATCAATGCCAACAAGAAAGCCGCGCTGCTCGACTTGACGGTATAGCTGCACACAGGCTGGGATCTCCATGTTGACGAAGCAACCGACCCTATGACTCATTGTTTCGGTCATCTGCCGTTCTCGCTTGTCTACCTCGCGCAAAAAGCGGTTGTAATGCGTCTCAGACGAAAAATAGAATATCATTCCGTGCCTCGATAGCTTCCATGGCGATTCGATCAGATTGTAATATATGCCGTTACGAGATGGCATGTCTATCACCTCCCGTCTTGATGTGCTTGCTGACAATGGGAACGCAATCTTGATTCATGTAGTAGACGATGCCCGTGTATTCCTTTGGGATGTAGTTCGCAATCGCCGATAAAACCTCAGATCGGTTCTTTATCCAATCCCTCGTACCGTTGTACTTCTCGTCTTTAGTAAACATGTATTCGACTGACATCTTATTGTCCGTTGTAACACCGCGATCATCGAGCGAATGAACCATGAACACCGAAACTCCCTGAGGGAGCGTATGGTTGTACCAATACTTTTGGCACATGACACGCCCGAGCGAACGGTCTAAGAATTCGTACATCAAATCGAGATCGGCTTCGCTGTAATCAATTTTATGGTAACCCATATAATACCTCCTTTCGTGTTGAATAGATTATTCTGTTGTCAATGAGCATGGCGGGATGCGCTAACATCCCGCCTTAATCGATCAACCTAGAGAACAACTTTGAGGACGAACATTTTTCCTAGTTTCGCCTTGCGCTCCGCGAATTCCACACTAAAAGGCTCGCCGTTGAAGTAACCTACTTGCCCAAGCCGCTGAACAGAGCTTACAAGACCTTTCGACTGGCCCTCGAACGTGCGTCCATCGGTAGCGAAAAGGATAACATGAGGGCGGTACTCAATCTCGCCAGTTTCTTCGTTGATGAACTCGATAGGGTCCATGTAAAAATCGACAATTTCAACGGTGTCGCCGATGCAATCGTCAACCTTGTAATCAGCCGCGATGCCTGCATTGTAAGCCTTTGCCTTACCCTCGGGGGTTTCAATGTCGAACGAGGCCGCTACTCGGATGCCTCCGCTAACCTGCAAGATCTCATTATCAACGTCAACAGGGGCTGCAATCATTTCTTCGCTCATTATAATTCTCCTTTTCCGATCTTACTTTACTTGGCTTCTACTGCTTGGGCTTCTACCGATGGTTCTACATTGGCAATCTCGGTAGAGTTAGCGATGAAAAAGTCAATGTCCATTGCGAGACGAACGCTCCGAAGCTCCTTGATAAAGATCTTAATGTCTGCTCCAAGGCGCTTGATGCCCGTTTGCTCGCGAATGTAAGCGGATGCCTTGGCTTTAGTCATGCCCATGTCGTAAACTTCTGGAAGCGAGCAGACGACCGCTTTAGTGGGGTTGCCTGCATTGTCCAAACCGACTTCCACCGCATCGATAGAATAAACCTTGAATTCTCGCGTGATTTTATCTGCCATTTTATTCTCCTTTTCTTTAGGGTACGCGATACGATCATTTTACATCTAGCACCCGCCCGTTAGGGCGAGCGGGTGCACTTACATCAAAAACACATAAACCTTATTCCACAGCTTTAGCTAGCGCGTTACCTCCTTTTACGATCAGCACCCCGACTGATACACCCAGCGGTGCGGTAGCGTTGAACTGAGCACCCGTCACTTCGCAAACTCCATACCATACGAAACTAGTAACGGCAAGCCAACCAATGAAGAGGATGAGGATAGCTATCACAAACCATGCCGCTTGTCTACCGAACGATAGGGTTTTCTCGATCTTGTCGTGGTTCATTCTTGATTCTCCTTACTTGCTGAAATTCGAACTAAAGTGTAGTCTTGATAATGATCTTCTACCATTTTAATAGCTTCATCGATTGCATCTGCTGCATCATCAGCCGTCAGCGTAATACTACACGGAAATCGAGTTGTTTCCTTAGTTTCTTTATACGGGTAATTTTCTTGCTTTATCATCTCTTCCATTTCGTATACAAGGGATACTGTAAACTTCATAGGTCATCACCTCCGTTCATAGTAAATACCCTATTGTCTATTAATCCATTCATCGTATCCGCCGTAACATAATGCCACTATAATAGCTAGTATTGCAAAGAAAAGCGTTAATAAAAAGACTACTATACATGCTGTTCGCGATACCAATCCTAAAAATATTTCTGTGATTAAAAATAACATTGCTCCTAGTTTTATCCCTAATTGTTGTCCGCGATCTAAATTATTGAAGCTTGATATAAGCCATGCTGCTATTCGCATTTGAATCTCCTAAAACCCGCTGTACCATTCTTTGAATTTCATTTTATCCACGCTCCTATTTATATTGTTCAATTAAAACTCTTCTCCGTATTCTAACAATCTAATAAAATCTTCTGTGTCTCCTAACCCGTTAGATTTCGCAGGTATAGCTATGTAAAACTCCGTATTACCTCCTATCGCTCCTGTTATAGCACATGGTTCACCTATTAGAATCATAGTATTTATCATCGTTCCTAATTCATCAATGTTTAATTCATTATGCATGAAATTTAATTCATCGTTAATAAAGTAACCGAGTTCAAACTCCCAGTCATCACTCATTACATTATCCTTTCTAGAAATGTAAATCTCGTTTCATCAAGTATGTAATCAAATATGTAAGACATAATATAATATCATCCATAACTTCACATTCATTCTTGTAAGTAGAATGTTCCAATTGATACGCATATTTTTCGGCATTAATCAAATAGTCGCTTAAATCCTCAGGAGGTAAAGGATACGGCATACCTTTAGCATCGAACATTATCATTAAAATATCCTTTCATCAGTGCGGGCATTTTAGTCCTCTTCCTCGTCCTCGTCCTCGTCCTCGAAAAATATGTCATCGCATTCGAACCAGACGAAGTCATTTAGTATGTCTTCATCGACGTAGTTAAGATACCCGAAAACTTCTTCAATGCGCTCGTAAACCCTATCACGTTGATATTGGGTTGCATCTTCCATTCGGTTCAATGCACCGCCCCAGAAGTCGAATTCCCAGGGATGGATTTCTGTTAATAGCTTGATCATTTTTGAACCTCCTTAATACCTATACAGCATGACACCAGTAGGATCGGTATACCCCTCGCACATGATAACGTCGTCGTTGGAATACAGATCAGATTTATAGTAACTTGGAATGGTATCGCAATAATCCTCAATGAACTTGCGGAGATGCATCCAAGTTGTTCGACTGTACCCGTGACGCGGCAAAAGATATAGCTTGCCATTCGAGTACACGGCCACATGCGACTCGTAACTAGTGAGAACAATCGCATCGTGAAGCGTGTGCGCTCTGCGATCGTTATCGACTACGGTAAGAACAGGATATGAATTTACCTCAGCTGAACAATTTCGAAGTTGCATAATTTTTCCTCCTTTAATAGATTTTGATCTTACGGCCTACCATGACTGCTTTTCTATCTAATACGTAACTGTATAGATTTGTTTGTAGTTCTATAACCTGTCCAGATATATACGGATTGCCATCGCCATCGATGATCTCCACATATGCCATTTTCAATATCCTTTCTGTGTCTCTACCTTATAAGAGTAATTATACACCTCAGGCTTATCTATAGCAACAAGTTTAATCAATATTTCTTGTTAATTATTGTGGTGATTATTTATTATTAATAAGCAAATGGGAAATTCTAATCTACTGAGGACTTTTTTCCGTGGTTCAGAGTACAATACTTGATGCTGATGCCGTTGACCAAT